CGACCTGATTCTGGGCGTCTCATAGCGTACTCAGGCTTCTCAACATTATTAATCGCTATGCTGCTTCTTCAGCCTTGGTGTAAGTTTATGAATAGAGAATTTAATTGGTGTGGTATTGGGTTTTCTTGGATGCACAATGGCGCAGGTAGGTTAGCCGCTTATTTCAAGGCAGACAAAGGCATGGCCCCAAAAGGCTTTCGCTACGTGTCTCTTGACGTTAGCGGCTGGGACACTAAGGTCCATCCTAAACTTATGAGGATGTTAATTCATTTTTATACTGGTTTGATGGACCGTATTGGCGTTGATGCTGTTTTTAAGAGACGCTTTATCGTTATTTTGGAGGACATGCTCAGTGGTACTATATTAATGCCGCTGGGTTATATGTTCAGAGTTTTTCAAGGTATGCGTAGTGGTTGGGCTGCTACGGGAAATGATAATACTTTGATTCATGAGATAATGTTCAGATGCATCATGAAACGGCTTAAAGCTGATATTAGGCATGTCCTTTATGGGGATGATAACCTTATGTTAGTACCAGATTTCATTTCTGATCAAGATCTTGTTGATCAATATTCCGATTTCGGGATGACTGTCAAAGTTATCCATTCTTCAACGTATATTGGTGATGTTGATTATCTATCGAAACATATTTATTATTGTAATGGTGAATATTATGTTTACCGCAAGGCAGTGGAGAGTCATGCTCGCATGCTAATGCCTGAGGAGTTGGATCCTAGACGTAGGGAGAGACCTGATGTCATAGTTACTTCTGAGCGTGTTCTTGGTCATTTGTTGGATAACCCTTTTAATAGTGACGTTCGAACTACATGCTATGAGCTACTAATTAAGTTTAGAGATTTGTACGATATTCATTACATCACTATCGATGATGAGGCTCTGCGCAGGCATCCTTGGCGGAATTTCGATAGAACTCTTATTCCTAATAAGTTTCCGACTGTTCCTAGTATGTTATTTATTGAAGAATTGTATGGAGTTCCTATACCCACATTACTTAAACTCAACTGGCCATCTGCGCCTGGTGTAATTGTTTATAGCTCTATAATTACTTGCAATGATTGCATTCCGTACGATACCGCTAGTAAATTTGCATGTGATGTTGCTGTGCGTGCAAGCCGCTTGGTCGGTAAGCAGCATAGGAGTTTGATTAGGAAACTTTCTCCTTATACGCAACCTTCTTTATGTTACGGTTTTCATGCAGCTCGGTTTGAGTTTGCCATTAAATTCTTTAAGATCAGATTCAATAACCTTTTGGATTTGGGTAGTCATCCCGGTGCTTGTGCTGCTTCAGCGGCTAAGTATTGTAAGTACATTACTTGTGTGTCAAAGAAGCCATCTCGGGATACAGGAGTGTTCTGTCCTTACATTGCTCTTGACGAGAGAATTACTATTATTCAAGCTGATGCAAATCATTTCGTACCTAGGACTCCTTTTGATCTGATGCATGATGACGTTGATGTTGTCGGTGCGCGTACTGTAACTGATGATGTTGATGTTGGTTTAGGTATGATTAGGAGGGCTTCAATGAATCATTCTAGCGTAGAGCAGGCTTTATTCACAATTAAGGAGGTTAATTATACTGTCAAGGAGGAATTGTATAATGTATACGTTAAGTATGGGCACATTGAGATGGTAAGACCCATGTTTACTAATCCTTGGAAGAGTGAATTCATGGTTTATTTAAGGAAGACTAAGAAACCACCTGTGAGGAAAGGTGTATTTAGGCAGAGGTTGAATGGTTTTCTGAATTCCATGGCTCCGGATATGTTCAAATGGAACGAACTCGTAACAACAGCTATTAGTGGCTATCAAGGCACCATTGATATACCAAACAATCCATTTCAAAGCGATACCGCCGAGAAAGAGTGGATTAGACCTTGGATTGAAGGTGACAATTTAAAATCCAAGGTCAGAAAATG